CTTGTGCTACCAAAGCGGATGCCAACGGTGGCACAAGTATCATTTCTTTAGTTCGCTTTTTCATCCTTGAACTCAGACTCTTCTTCCGGTGCAGTATAAGGATAGACATCCATGATAGCCGTCTCCGTCACCGATGAAACTTGGTATTCCGCCATCGTGCCTTTCATTCCCGCATCGAGATTCTTCTTTGCACGCCCCAAATCAGAAGCCTGTACTAATACATTAGTAAAGGTACGTTTCTCTGCTCCGCTCTTTTCATCTAATGTGATAAAGCTTAATTTGCATTTGAACCAAATATCGTCAGCTTCATCATCACTTGGAAACAGTTCACTGTAATTTACCCGCTTGATATCCGATACGGTGAATTCTCCGGATATGAATGGAGTCATCTCTTCGATAATTCGTGCTTCCGCTTCTGTAAAGCTGAGAGCATCTACCAAATAAGGTTCCGTTACTTTCTTCTGCATTCCGTTCTCCATTACCTTTTCGTAACGGATACGACATTCAAACCATGTGTGCATTGCCATAATTGTAAGTTGTTTAATTGTTGATTAATTGTTATTTAAAATAGATTGAGACCAGTATTCGTCCGGATCGCTTGATGAAAATTACTCTTTGTTCTTCTTCCGTTACCAATTCCGTTGATACTTCACTCTTTACAGGAAGAGATTTCAGATCATCATCTATCGCCCATTTCAGATAGTCAAATTCGAAAGCGGAACCGTTGGGGAAAAATTCATTGATCTCTTCCAATGTGATGTCCGTGATGTATTTGAGCCATTCCGGCATATGTTCGTGCCGGAGATTACTCTTATAGATGAATTTCATGATCTTTCAGTTTTCTCGTATTTCCATCCGTTCAGACGATAACATTCCTCCCGGGCTTCTTCACGGGTGGGAAATTCCGCCACCTTATCACCTGTACTGATATTCCCGGATTCAGTCCATCGGTAAACTGCCCAGCGACTATATATGGGAGCATACGAGTATTCAGGCCGGCTGTTCGTTTTCCTTCTTGGGTTCCACATAGAATGATTCATCTTGTACTACAACCATGCCACATTTAGATAATTGCCCAGCAACTTCCTCCTTATCACGATCAGCAAGAAGACGATCCTTTGCCAGTTCCTCGCTCACCCGGATATAACCGGGAAGAAATTCCTTCACCAGATTGGTGACAGATGCCCAGGTAAAGCCTTTGACATTCTTAAGTTTCGGAGTTCCTGTACGGAAACCGAATGTCCCATGAGCACTTTCGTAACTTTTACGTTTGGAGAACAACTCTTCACGATGTTCCGTAGCGAATGTCTGCATGATCTCGAAGTTCTTTTCCCGGATAGCCTGTTGTTCTGCTAATATATCCGCATATTTGTCACGAATACGGGTGATCTCCATATCCATTTTACTCTGAATGTTCTGCACTTTGGCATCCGCCGTTGCAAATTCACTGAAGGCGATTTCCGCCTGCTCCGATGTGATGCCGGAGATCACTACTTTTTTAACTCTTGTCTTTGCCATAAAACTTGTTTTTTGATCGTTTATACTATGTTGATTCAGTACTTTATATTAAATCTTTCGCTGCCTCCCGGTCCGGGACGACGTTTCTTTTCTTCTTCCGTCAGTTCTGAGGAGGATTTCAATAGGGCAAGACGGGTACGGTTCATTTCGATACGGGTGTTCAGATTATTCCAATCCTCCAGCAGCTTGTCTGACTCTCTTGAATGTTCTATCAAGTCACGTTCCATCAGAGTATCAAAGATGGTGCTCCATCGTTCTTCATCCCTTCTGATTTGTAATTCAAGTCGCTGTGCCTCCGACATGCGGTAGGACATGCAGTAGTCGGATTCATTATTCATGTTCCGCCTCCTTTCTGTTTAGCCTATGTTCTTTTACTACAGCACTACGATTCAGTTCACGCTTGCTGTAATAAACATTCAGTCCCTTCTGATATCCCGTTATAAATCCGTTGTCCGCCCAACGTTTGATAGTAGTCTTGCTGCATCCGATATATTTGCAGGCATCTATCTGCGAAATCAAATCATCAGTAGAGATGTCTTCAACTCTTTTCCGCTTGGTTGCAGATATTTTTTTCTGTAATCCTGCACGGCGTTCCAGACGTTCCACACGTCTCAACAACTCCCTAAATTCTGAAGCGGTTATAGTGATCATCTCTTCTACCGGTTCAATATCATCTTCCTGTTCATGATCCGGAATTAGTTCGTCCAGCGTCAATTCTCCTTTCAAGAATCGTGCTGCGTCACGACAAGCATAATAAATACCTTCACTACGGTCTGCTTCTGCCACACCTGCTACATACTTATCGAAGACACTTCGTTCATTCAGTCTGTCACTGAGAACCGAGGCCTGTTCCAGGCTAATGAGATCACCCTTCTTACGAAGAATGGCAACCGCCTTATTTATTTCCTGATTCTTTCTCATGATCTTTTGTTTTTAGATTTATTGTTTTCGTTATATGCGATGGCTTCCAGTTGTTTTTTGAATGCTTTTAACTCAGACGGATACATCTCAGACACATTCTTTCGTGAGGCACTTTTGCTGCGGGCAAAGACATTCAGCTTAGCGATATTCATTTGAAATTCTTCCTGTGTATCATTTGTGTATCCCTTATTTAGAAAGGAAATCTGAAAAGACAAACAGAAAATAGCCTTTACCAACTTCTTCGCTTCCTCACGTGCTTTTTCAGCCTGATCCTCGTTGAGTGATGCTAATAATCTGCGAGCTTCATCGAAAGAAAGCTCTTTGCTGCTCTGCGTTCTCCCGTCCGTAAAAGAAGAAATGCAGTCGTGACGAGCATCATCGTCCATACCAATTCGATGAAAAGTAGCGTGCAAAGCCTTCATCTGTTGCGGACTGATTGCTTTATCTTTTGTTGTTCTCATAACTCTAACTTTTATTATCGTTGATATTTATCTCCCCAGTATTTTTCAGCTTCTTCCGACCATACGTCAATCTGCATTTTCGGTCCGTTGAACCGCCCCTTGCTGAAAGCCCTGTATCCTTCTACGTAAACTTTCTGGGAAGCATCGTACATCACGCTACGGGCACTACGCCCGGAAGGAAGCTTTCCATCCGCATGGCTTACGAAAATAATCAGCTTGTCTTTATGCTTTTCCTTGAAGGTGATATACTGCTTATACGTCATCTGCGTATACTGGAAACTGTCAATCACCACAATTCCCGGAGATTTTCGTCGCAACAGTCGTTCACTCAAATCTTTCATCGGCTCATTGTCTAGAAGAAGAAACCGACGGTTCACTTCCAGCATTCCGCATCGTAACAGTGTATTTTTCATTGTCAGGCTGGCTCCCTCTTCAAGACTGTCATAAATTACCCGTTCAAACTGACACAAGTATTTGCAAAGCTGCACTACAAAAGTGGTCTTTCCATTTCCTGAGTTTCCCCAGACTATCCAGATACCTTTCCGTTCAGGCTCGCCGAAAGCGTCATACCATTCATCCCGAAAAGGGAAAGTCTCAATCTTCGTAGCCAATAACTCGCTCACCGATTTGGCTCTTCCCATTATTCCGCTTCTCCTTTCCTGGCACGTGCATCCATGATACGTTTGCGGCTATGTACACAGCGTTTCACCCGTCGCAAGTCGTTCTCGCTAGCCTCTGCGTCTTTCAATACTTTCTTTATTTCCGCTTCGTCCGTCAGCCCGTTAGCCTGGCAGATGGCGTGAATATCGTTTTGGGTCGTGCTTTTTACCTCGAAGAAACGACGGCCAATACGGCTGTATATTTCCTTATAGCCCTTCTTATTATAACGGAGCCCATTCTCCAGGCGACGTTTGATATAGTTGGTAGAAAGGAAAATGATTCCCGCATGACCTTCCAGACGATTATAAATGGAAATGAAGTAATTGAATACGCTATCCGTCAGTTTGTCGCCCTCGTCGAAAATAATAAGCGGATTTCCCAAAAAGGCGATCATCGAAATGGCATACTCCAGCATGTCCCGAAGGTTGGTCCCATCAGTAGGAGCACCCACCTGCTTGGATATCTCACGTACGAAGTCGCTTTTCTTCATGTCTTCGGAACAGAGGATATAAAAGACGTTCCGGTGCTTCTTGCGATAGTCGATAGCAGCGGTAGTTTTTCCACACCCGGCATCACCTACAATCCACGTGACGTTCTTATACATCTGCGCATCAGTCATCATAAAGGATATTTCTTTGAAGGCCACACTTTCGTGAATCTCCCAACAATCGAAACTGAATCCGATCTGCGTGGCGATGCGAATAAACATATCGTCAGAGATATTGGCATATTTACTGTTCACTATGGTAGATACAGTGGCGGCACTCACACCGTTCAGGCTTTCAGCCGCACGGTTACGGGACAGGTAGTTGTCACAGTAGGCACTCAGTGCGTCACGGATAGCATTCTTATGCTCAAGGCTTAATTCTTTCATTGTTTCGTATATTGTTTAAACTGTTATTTTTCGTCATTCTAATAGCGTTCAAGGCAGTCGATATCATCAAATGTGAGATTGGAAGTCACTTTGGTATATTCTCCGGTAGTGGAATATGCCAGTTCCGTGCCGTCATCCTCTTCCTCAATCGCCAGTTTTTCCGGCAGGGATATGGGGGACTGTAGCGTTCCGGCTTCATATTTCTCACGCACTTCCTTCATTTTCTTTTCGCTCACATTCTTCGGTTGCGGAGTAGAGAGGTTAAAGAGTTCGGCTGCGATGGATTCGTCCAGATCGAAATCTTCTGTGCTGAGTTGGATCAGCGCCATTGTCTCCTTATTTTGGTCGACAGTTCGACGCATGAAGGAAGTCTGATCAGCGGTTCGAGTCTGTGTGTCACGGTTAATGACGGTCCGCGGAGTTGCGCTTATGCTGTATTTCAATCCGGAAGCGGTCGGTTCCCAAAGTTCAATACGGGTCATATCCATCGGATCATACATCACACGGAACTTGCGTCCTGTGTTACGAAGTGCCCACTGTTCATTACGAAGTCCGTCTTCGCCATAGACTTCGTACTCATATTTCTGCTTGTCAATCTCTATTTTCAGCCCGGCATTGGTGTAGGTCACCTCTTTGGCGCTTGTGAGCCAGAACATCTGAATCAGTTCAACCGGCTGCACGGGTGATGTTTCCGGATTCTCGCTCATGCGGTACATGTCAATCCGAGCGATACCGGTAGCCGGATGAGCGGCATTGTTCCATTCCTCACGGCATTGACGGTAGATTTCTTTCACTTCTTCCAGAGTAGGAAGAGCGTAAGCGTTCTTTTCTATGAATTCAAGATTGGGCTTGCTGTTCATCTTTACAGCTGTCACGTTCTGCCCGGTGAAATACCATATTTTATGAAGTATCTGCTGCTGGAACCGGCCGAAGACGCTTTCTATTGTTTTGCTCTGACCGTTGTATGGCATGGTAGGTTTATGAAGGATAGCAATCTTGTCGAAGAATCCTCGCGCCGCCAGCTTATTATGTCCACCCTGATTGTCGTTTACAATTTCATAGGGACGAACACCAGCGAATTCTACTGCCTGCCGGAAAGCCCGGTACTGACTGTCAAAAGTTTCTTTCGGAGCGATATCGTAGCCTATTAGCGTCTCACTATAAGCGTCAAGAACTTCGTAAACAGAAGTGGTACACATTTTATTATCCGCATTTTTATAGTACAGGTTCAGCTTAGTACCATCGGAATACCAAAGAGCGTCACGCATCTGCGGAAGTTGTGTCTTCAATAAAGAAGAGTATTTCGATTTCCACTTCTGCATTCCATATACGGCAGCAAACCAAAGTGGCATCACGGCAGGATCATACAGATAATTGCGAAGAGTGGTCATGGACTTGATTGGTTTCAGTCCACGTTCTATCGCCTGGTGATTGTACTCCTCAAATATCTGAGAGTCGTTATAAATAGGAAACTTACTACGTTTTAGTTTTAGCAACAAGCGTCCTTCCAACGGTCCGATCTTACGAGTGTTCTGGTTACCATTCTTGGCACTGATCAATACCTCATACCCATACTTCTTATAAGCATTGTACTTTTCACGCAGACGAGCAGCATTAGCGGGAAGCGTATGTTGATACAGCGAACGAAGTTTCTCACAAGTACCCATTACAGCCTCCCAAATTTCCCTGGAGTGTGAATAACCACTCTTCCTGTGCAGCGATTTCATTTCATTCTCCACACAAATCATTTCATTCATTACTTGTGCGTTCAGTACATATTCTGTCTGTTTCACATCTGTCAGGCTGCTACCATCGGATAATGTAAATTTATCACGGTAAAATTCAATAGCTTTGCTATCAGTTCTTAGTGTATCACTCATGGTTTCTTCTTTGATTTGTTCTTTCAGTTGCTGTTCTGCATCCGGGTACTTGGCGTCATAAGCCTCCTTGATGGGTTTGTAAAGGGAAACATAGTCAATGAGAGCACAAGAA